TTTTTTCTTGCCAAGATATGCTTGTAGTGCAGATTCATCCATGGCATCTTCTTCAACGCTTTCTTTGGCACGCAGTTTAGCTAGTACTGCACCAGCTACTCTTTCACCGGCTTCTTTGCTGCCATAGTGCTCACCAGCCGACTTGGCAATTTTTTCAAAGTTTTTTCCAGGCTTGCCAATGTCTTTTCCAGCACTGGCCTTCTTGGCACTGTAACCAACTTCAGCCACAGGTGTGAGATTCAATCCACCAGAATAGTTTTCGTTTAGGATAGATTTTGTCTTGTTGATGCTTTCTACCAAATTGTCTGCTTGATTGGCCATGGTACCACTGGGTGTTATCATAGCAATACCAGCGTGTTTAAGTATGCTACGCAGCTCTGGAGATTCTTTTACTTCTTTCTTATCTGCTGCTGCTTTTTTCATTGATTCTTTTTTGTTGCCATCTTTGTCTAGATCTAAGAAGTCTGGCTTGTCGCCTTCCATAACTTCTTCTTCGGGACACTCGCAGTGGCTTTCATACATGCCGCATTCGTTGCATTTTTCACCATGTACACCTTCGCTCACAGTCTTGAAACCATATGCCTGAGTGTTGTTGGCCGCATCACGATAGTGAGGATCTTTTTCAGCAATGGCTTTGAGTTTGTCTAATACGTTGTAAATGTTCATGATTATTTTCCTACGTTGATGGTCATATCGCCGGCATGCACTTTGGCAGGGCGGCTTACTCGACTGAAAGGACTGGTGTTGTCCTGTGGCAAGTCATTGGTGGTTTTTGCTTTGGGTGTTTTACCACCTGCTACTTCAAACTTTGCGCCGTCTTTGGCTGCTTCTGCTGCCATGGCAGCATCTCTAGTGGCATAGCGTTTGCTGAGTTCTTTTTGCTCGGCACTGGGTGCGCCTAGGTCTGTGGTCATTAACAAAGAATCTTTTTCGCTGGTTTTTTCTGTGTCCAACTGTCCTTCAGCATCCTTTTCAATGCTGTCGTCCCACTTGCGATCCACTACCACAATGTTGGCAGTTGGCACACCGCACAGATGTACCTGCTGCTGGATCTCATCTAGGCTGGCAGGATACTTGAATGTAAAATCAATGATGTTGATTTCTGTGTTTTTCAAGCCAGGAAAATCCGAAGGTGTGGCCAGGATAGGCGTTTTTTTAGCCGTGCTCATTGACACCACATCGTACTTGTCTAGGCGTTGCTTGATATCTGCCTGACATTTGGCATCCAGTTCACCGGCAATTTTTATGCGGTAACTGAACTCCCTGGCATCTTCTATTAAGTATTCTTTAAAACTTTTCATAGGTCATTCCTAGGTTATGATTTATTTAGCGTTTTTAATGTTTTACTTCGCCTTCTTTTAGTCTACGCATGAGTTCGTTGCGATCTAAAATCACGCCTTCTGCTGTGGGTATAGCAGTAGGGCCGCTGAGTAAATCTTCTGATTGGCGCAGTTGATCGCCTTTGAGCTTGGCGTGTTTGAGTTGCAGGTCGATTTGACGTAGTTTTTTGTTTACTTTGGCTGTTTTGGCAGTGATAGCGTGGCCCAGCATGGTGCCAGCCACAGCAAATATCTCACTTGCGTATCTGCTGTCCACTTGCATACCCAGATTCATCAAATCTTCGTAGCTTTCTTTGGCCAAGCCCACAAGTTCGTCAATTTCCGTGTCGGCTGCTTCCAGGCCCTTGACTGCAGGCAGCGCTGACTCTATGCGCTCTAAGTTGGCCAATGCTGTGGCAGTAACGGGCACATCTTCCGATTCTATCTGCACAGCAGGAGTTTCCGTTACTGTTTCTTCGTCCTGCGGTAATTCAAACAATTCTTCTAATTTTTTGGTCACCTACGACCTCCTTGATAAAATATGTCTTCTTCTGTGACTACTCTAAAAGTAAGGCCTTGACGTTTACACCAAGCCTGGGCCGCTGCCCACTTGGCATAGTTGATGGCCACGGTCATGCGTTCTCTGTTGCTGGCCTTGCTTTCAATGATACTTTGCTTCTTGGGCTTGATTTCCACTACCTCAGTGCAGATTTGATTTTTCTTGTTGAGATACTGCACCAGAAAATCAGGCACATATATGGTCTGCTTGCCTGTCACGGGGTTTTGATAAGGAATGCGTATGCTTTCGCTGGCCCATTTGATGATGTTTTTGTTGTTGTCGCAGAAGTTCATAAAACTCAACTCCCAGCCTGAACGATATCTGGGACGACCTAGGCCTACATACTTGTCGGGATTTTGGGGTACAAATTCCCCTTGAGCAAACTTGGACATTTCAATCTAGTATGGTCCTGGTCACGTAGTAGTTACTGCTGAACTTGCGCACAGTACCCAACAGTGTGCTGGTGCTCTGGATCTGATTCAACCAATAGGCCATCAGCGTGTCAATGGTTATGCCCTGGCTGTTGTCGATCTGCTGCAAGAGATCTTGCACAGTGATGTTTTCACCGTTGCTCTGAAAATTTGCTGCAATCCTAAAAAGATTGTCTGTAAACGCAGCTGCGGCTTCTTTGCTGTCAGCGGTTTTTTCAAAATATCCCAGAGTATAATCATAGGTATCTTGATCTACACCGTAGCCATAGATGCCGTCGTAGGCAGCATTGAACTGCTGATACACAGCACTGGTACGATCTTTCACATTGTCGGGGTTGTTCACTGAAGGCATATGAATATTTACCTTGTGTATTTTACCAAACTAAGGATTAGTTGCCGCCGCTGATTCTAGGTGTGTTATTCTGCGGAACAGTGTTGGTGTTGTTGCCCTTGGGCGGTGTGGGGAAGAAAGTGCTTAGAGTTTTGTTGATAGCTGGCACTTGATTTCTTATCACTGTTTCGACCCCTTGACTCAAGATCTGGGTGCCAACCTGCGTGACTTCTTGCTTGGCTATGGATTTCAAACTCTTGTCTTTGAATGTCTGATATGTACGAACACCTTGCAGCACAGCACCGATAGGGTTGCCTGCTGCCAGATCATTCAGTATGCCTTGTCCGGCATCCAGCAATCCGCCTTTGCCTAGTATGGTTGCATTGCCTCCGGGTCTTGTGATTGCGCTGGAAACTTGATCATAGTCAGCAGTCCTGCCAAAGAACGGCGGTGCGCCTGCCTTGGTGGCGCCATTGAGTGCGCCGGAATAGTATTTGACCAGCTCGTACTTGATGGTCATGGTATTCTGCATGGTTTCGCCGCCGGCAGCATAGTCGTATGTGTCATGTGCAAAATCTGTGATCACAGGATTTATCAATGTGTAGGCACTGTAGTTGTGCTGATTGAATCCAAAGATAGTGATGTCATTGAAGAAGTTGGTGGACGCACCAGGCTGATTATTCACAGGTGAGCCACGTCCTTCGCCTACCAAACCAAAGTCTCCAATCTGGCGCTCGCCTGCATAGATGTCGTTTGAGTTATAACTAAATCCTGCAAATGTTGGATCCGACCCCGGGCTGCCGTTGCTGGCAGGAATGCCGTTGTAACTGTATTGGCTGTCTTTGATGTAATACTGATAATAGGCATACCACATCTGACGAACTAGATCACTGTTGTCATCGTGAAAAGTTATTTGTACAGGATTGTAATTGATCTTGGTGTTGGCATAGCGTTTGCGATTGTACTGATTGAGTTCTTCTACCTGGAATTGATAACTGGGCAATTGCACGCTCTTGACTGTTTTGCTAATAGTGGTATTGGCTTCGCCCAGCAGTTGCGTGATTCCTGGAATCTGGCCGTTGATGTTGAACACACAATGGAATAGAAACTTGACCTTGGGCGCATAAGCAAATGCGTTAGGTACAAATGTTTTTGATGCGTGTTGATAGTCCTTGAGCTGAGGACCGGTGATCCCGCTCAAGAACCCTTTTATGAAGTCATTACCGAAGGCCATCAAGCCCTCCTAGATTAGCCGCCAGTTTGACCTGCGCCAGTTATAGAACCAAGAGCTCTACTGACTGCTCCGCCCAACTGTTGACCAACGCCGCCGCCTGTGGTGGGGTCAACGCCTTGCAGTGCATTATCAAATCTAATGCTTAGAGAAATAGTTACTGGCTCACTGGAACCATAGTTCAAATCATTGTAATTAGCACTGGCAAGATAGCAGCCCAGCAAGTTCCATGTTTCCAATACCACTGGCTCCAGAGCACCGTTGCCGCCGTCTAGTATTTCGCACTGCATGGAAAACTTGTAGTTTACACCTGCTGTGGCACTGGCTTGCTCATAGAAATCCAATTGTTTCTGCAGTTGCTCGCCTACTAATCTTGTAACCGAACCCGAAGCATCATCGCGAACGTTCAATGTCGTGGCTTCCCATGAATGTTTTCCAGGCAGATACACTGTGGAATTGTAAATGGGTATGGTCATTTCTTCAAATGAAACACTGGGTCTAGCAAAGTCAATGACTTGCTTGGTTAATTCTGTGGTTGCTGTTGTAACACCAAAGCCGTAGAGTAGTACACGGAATCGGTACTTGAGCTTGGGCATCAACAGGCCTTGATTACCTTGACCTTCGATAGGTACTGTTAGGTTCTGCAAGCTCTGTACGGTCTGTGATGAAAGTGGCATTTCGATTTCTCCTGTTACTGTTATTTAGCCCTGGGTCCGGAAGCTAAAATAAGGGTTGCCCCTTATTTTATGCTCCTGCCGAGATCTCTCCTGTGTTCTTGACACGGATCGGTATGTAGATAAATTCAACTGTTTTAACTGGCTCAACAGCAATATCAACATACAGTTCGTTGCGATCCACACGCTCAGGTGTGTTGTTTGATTCATCGCACACTGCCAAGTAATCATAAAGACCGCGTTTTGCTACCAAATCATTCAACAGTGTTGTCACTGTGGCCAAGACCTGGCTGCGTGTAAATGCATCGTTGGGCTCAAACAAGTATGGTTGTACTGCTGTGGCCAACTGTGTACGCAGATAAACAATCAAGCGTGCCACGTTCACACGGTTTAGTGCAGATCCCACATTGTAACGTGTCTTCTGACCATAAGCAGTGATGCCTGTGCCAGGAATAAACGTGATAGGATTGATGGCGTTTTCATACAAGATGTCACGCAGGTCGCGGCCCATATTGGTTTGTGTGAACTCGCCAGTCTGACCGTTGATATAACCAATGCGTGCAGCATTATCTACCACACCACGACGTGTGCCAGCAGGAGCAAACCATGGATAGCTGGCTTCGTCTGAACGTACATATGTACGCAACATCATATGGCTGGGCGGTTGTACCACGATCGTGCCATCTGTGTTGTTGGTCTGGCAAGAAGGATAGTATGTGGCCACATAAGGATCCCCTGTGGTCACATAATCTTCGGGCAACACCTGTGCACCGGCCAAATCATTGGTGGCATAGATCTGCAGAGGCTGGCTTGTTGCAGGCAGTCTCATGGGTGTGTCACCAATGATGAACGCTGTGTTGCTGCGATCATTGTTGAGCACTACCAAGTTCTGGATCAACTCAGGATACTGTGGGCAGGCCAGCAGGTTGAATATGCGTGCATCTTCGCGAGCCTCTGAACTGACATCAATGGCAGCACGCAGAGCCTGTACAATCAAAGCACGCTGTGCTTTGCGTCCAGCATACATAGCGCCGTTGTCACGCAGGCCAGATGCTGTGACCCAGGTATACGAATACGTAGGCAAGGTCTGATCAGGATACTTCTGTGCTGTGAAGTAGTTGGTGGTAAAGGCCTTGACGTTAAAGCCCGAACGACGCATATTCCAAAGCAAGATACCTTCAGGATATAGATCAGGATCTGGAGCATCCAAGTCCAAGTAATCACTGTTCAACAAACTTTGGATAGTAGGTACAGGATCGTTCACAGGGTCAACTGTGCCTGCGCTGGCCCAACGTGCATCAGCAAACAAGATGCCGTTTTGGCTGGTCTGATCGGCATTGTCAATCAACACCCACTGATAATCACCGGGTGCTACTTCTTCCCAACGCTTGACGATGGGATAGTTGTCAAGGTCGCTGGTGTCAATCCACAACTGACCCACTTGATCTGTCAGTTGGATTTCACTACTGTTGACCGTGATAGTTGTGGGCTCAGTGGGACTGATGATAGGACCTGTTTCGTTGAGTCCTGTGCTGAGATTGTAGCCACGGATGTCTGCTGTGACATTGTAGTAACCTTTCCAAACACCGCCATCTTTGATCATGATGTCAACTTGATCAGCAGCTGAGTAGTACCAGTATGTGCCGTTGTCAGGCAAGCGATCAGGTGCTGTGGGCTGATAGTAAACTTCTGTGCCCAGCGCCCAGGTGCTGCCGTCTACCCAGTTACTGAGTTCAACCACATCGCCGTCGCCGCCTAGGCCAGTGCTGCCAAAGTAGTTGTTGGTCTTGGCATTGACTGTTACAGTGGTTGCTGCACCATCGTTGGGCACAAAGCCTGCGATGCTGACCACTGAACTGTTGACGCCACCATCTTGCAGCAGGATACTGCCACCATATTCATGTGACAGCACGATGTAACCCTGAGCATTGACTTCAGCAGTGACGCCGTCTAGATTGGCACCCGACACAGCTGTAACAAAATCCTCAGCGCTGTAAGTGCCGCCAACTGTACACTCTACAGGAGTAGCGTATACGCTGGATCCCTTGACGCTGGCACTGATATAGAAAGTCTTATCTGTGGAACTAGTAAAGTCAGGATCGGCTGCTACGCCTTGTGCATTGGTAGCACCTGCTGCATAACGCTGGAATAACTGCATACCAACCAAACCATTGGTTACAGTATTGGTAGTAGTATTGACTGTAAAATTATTAGTATCTGCCATGGGATGGATTTGTGCATAAGTCGCACCAGCAGCAATATTCTTGCCGCCGCCTGCAGGATCTAATGCATTATTAACAGCCGCATCACTGATGTACAAAGGACAACTCTGCTGTACAAACTGTAGCAGTGTAGTGCTCCACTTGCTGACATTCAATAGTGTTCCATTGTTGACTGCTGTGGTCTTGTTCCAGATAGATCCCGAAGGACGCTGAGTGTCCAATGTACTGGTCCAGCGTGGAGGATTGGTATGTGGTCCTGCTCGTGTCACTGGTACATTATAGGTATCGGCTGTAACTCCCAGCAGACTCAACATACTGGCATCACCCCCTAAAGCGATAGTGCCGTAAGCACCACCTGAAGGTTGTGCTGTGTATCCGCCGTAGATATTAAGTCTATTGTTGACCACGCCTGCTGTGATACCCGTGATGCTGGCAGCATTAATGGCTGCAGCCAAGGTAGATATAGTAGCACCCTGTGCGTTGGGAGCCCAAATAGAATTGGGATTGCCCACTACCACTCCCCCATCGGCACCTACGATCACAGCATAGCTGGCATTGTACCCACCGGTTATGGCAGCAATACTGGTCAAACCAGATGCTGTACCTGCTGCCCAAGTAGTACCGGTTGGTGACACGTAGACTTCTCCAGAAGCAGCAATAGCCACAAACTGTCCGTTGGTATATGTGACATCTACTAAATTTTTAGTTGATGCAATAGCGCTGGCAGTCACAGCACTCCATGCCGATACGTTGCTAGCTGCATCCGAGGCATTGCGTAACACAGTGCCGCCGGCACCAACTACGATAGTAGTGCCGCCGTTGTAAGCCACGGCATTGAGTGTATTGGTGGTAAGGCTCGCATTTGACACATTAGACAGCGTTGACCAAGCATTGCTAGTGTATAACATACGACCGCTGGCTCCTACTGCAAATTGAACACTGGCGTTAGCCAAAGTAGCCACTCCTAAAAGTTGTGTACTGACGTTAGCGTTAGAACCGGCTGCTGTAAAGCCTGCCAACAAGTTAGCCGTGGTATAGATAGTACCCGAATCGCCTACTGCTGTAAATGAATTGCTGGTATAGGTCACATCACGGAATGCACCGCTGAACGTACCATTGCCTACCTGTGTCCAAACAGCAGTATTGGCTCCGCCCACTAAGACATTACCGTTGTCACCCACAGCCACATAAGCGGTTCCGTCAGTGGCTACTGCACGCAAGTTACCAGAGAAGCCAGCGGTGTTGGCCACTGACCACTGATCGGTCACGTTGGCAGCAGGAGCGTAGTAGATTTCATTTGTAGATGAGTTAACTGTTGCACCCACAGCAACATAAGTGTTGCTGCCGCCACCGTATGCTACATCTAACAAATCTGTGTCAATACCGCTGTTGATAGTGGTACCGTTGAGTGTGAGATAACCTTGTACACCTGTGGTAACTGCTGCAGATTGCACAGTAGGCCATACATTTTGCCAGTCAGCGGAACCAACTTCAACCCACTCATTATAATTACTGTCAGTACTGGGAATGGTGTTACCTGCTTTGTAGTACAAGGGCAGTTCTGTATTTGTAGCCACGATAGCATAATCACCAATCATGCCCACACTTTGCAGAGGTGCCACATTGGGACCTGTGGTCAAATCAGGATCTGTGATCACCGTAGGCGTTTTCAGTGTAAATGCGCCTGTGCCGCCGCCGCCTGTGCTGTTCCACTCAAACACACCAAATGTGCTGGCGTCTGTGTCCAACCAGTAGGTGTTGGGAGCGGGATCGCCCAAGGGACGATTCAAGCTGGCACTTAATGCTGCCAAGTCAATGTTGGCACGCATCATAAATGCGCGGTTGCTGACGCCTAGTACTGAGTAAGCTGCCAACAAGCCATATTCGTTGAGTTCGTAACCGTTGATGGGTGTACCAGCGGTGGTTGTGTAGAAGAATGGATTACCAAATGTGGTGGCCATATCACGCTGGCTGGTAATTAAATATACCTTGCCTGCGTTGACTTCCAGCGTGCCTGCTGCTACGCCTGTACCTGTGCCAGAAATTTTGTTCTGGGCTGATGCAAAAAGTATGAAAGGTACGGTACCTGCTGCTGCGGGTAAGTATTGACTTTCGTCTATGACTGTTACTTCTACGCCTGGGCTTATAAGGGCCATTTTATTCTCCTAAAATCTGTTTAAGTTTGCGCTTGGAAATACCTAATTTTTCTAAGCATTCCTTACGTGTACCATAGTCACAGCCATTGATCGTCACTGGTTTAGCATTGGCATTTTTAGTACCTTTCCTGCTGTTGCCAATGGTCTGTTTCATTTGCTGTATTGACTCCTGGGTGTGCTTTTTTCCAAAAAACCCATTAGAGTTTCCAGGGTGCCCGCATTTTATTTTTCGTTGTTCAGCGGGCATAATTTCCCATAGATTTTTTACAGTTTTTCCTATTTGTAATTTTGTTTCTGCAGTAGGTTTGTAAGTTTTGGCATGATGAGTGTTTCTTAAAGCCTCTTTATGGGCTTCTGTCTTAGCCTTACCTTTCAACGCAGCAGACATTTTTAATCCTATTTTTTGGTTTACCAAAGGACCAAGATTTCCGCCATGGCCTCCAAATGCCACATTGTAAGATAAAGGATCATTGACAATACTTTCGTTTATAATCTCTTTCTCTTTGGCATTCATTGATTCTTCAGTATCAAACACAAATAAAACTTCCTTGACAAAATTCTCTGCGCCGTATTTTTTTACAGCATTTGACAATCTTGTTCCGCTACCCAAATAATCATCGTTGATATCCATGGTCTTGTGTTTACCAATGTAGTATTTTTGGTTGATTAAATTAGTAGTTTTATAAACTGTAAAGTACAAGGGTTTCATATGTTCTATTTATTATTTTGTGCCAAATCTGGCTGGTTATGGCAACCTACTAAGTAGGTTTTGCTGTAAATATGTGTATGAGACCCTTGTGCAAAGCCTGCGAACGCCGTCCAAGAGCCATTGCTTACTATCGCAATGACAAGTGTGTGTATCGCAGTAGATGCACTGAGTGTGAACGGCGCCATAAAAAACTACCCGCACAAACTCCACGCTGGTCTGCGCAGGGCTACAAGTTGAAAAAAATCTGTGACCTATGCGGGTTCCGTGCCAAAATAGCACGACAACTCATGGTGTATCATTTGGATGGAAATTTGAACAACGGCCAACTGCATAATCTACGCACAGTGTGTCATAACTGCGCGGTAGAACTAAGCTGGGACAAGAGTGTCTGGCGTCGCGGTGACCACGTTGAGTAAAGCATCAATCTGACAGTACAACTCGTCCAAGGAGTTGTTGTTGTCAATCACATGATCAAAATCGCTGCCAATCCAGGATGTTTCGCTGGGATGGATTTTGTAATCTTCCATTTTGGACTTGCTCAGCGCCCAGCCAATGAATCTAGGGCCGGCATTGACTGCTTCAGCGTGTCTGTACCATTCGGGATCAGGACCACGTTTCACACGTATGACCAAACCGTTCTGTTGCTTGATAGCCGCAATTTCATTGGGAAATCTGCAGTCACTGATAACGATATCGTCCTGAGATTTAGACAGTTTGTGCTCTACAGCAGCGATCCAGATGTCATCGTGGAAGGCCCGGCGGCACACTTCTGTGCCCCAATACTGTAGTATCCAGCGCGGCGTTAGATGCGGTATGCCCAGTCTTTCTGCCCACCAAGGATCCACACATTCGCGCCATTCTCTGCTGCTTTTGCTACGACCTTCCAGCATTTCCCTGTCCCAGCCAAACACAGCGGCCACTGCGTCTTTAAGGCTGTTGGCAAAGGATTCTCTGCGGAATTGATGTATGTTCACTAGATAGTCAGCGATGGTGTCTTTGCCTGAGCCGATAAGACCACAGACGCCAATGATTCTCTTGGACATTATCGCCCCCTGCCGCTGGTTCTGCGTACTTTGGAGCCACCAAAACCCCGGGAGTTTTTAGGTCCCTTCGGCGGAGGCGGTGCCTTGGGCTTTGGTGACAAGACTGGCGTTGCTGCTTGATCTGTAGCAACGTTGGCATTGGCTGATATACCAATGCGTTCAAATAATTTAGGAATTTTTTTCTCTACCACTGTTGCCTCCCTGCGTAATGTATTTTATAACATCTTTAGAGAGAGTGCAAATTTTTAGGCAAGAATATTTGACGCAGTTTAACCTTGTACCCAGTAGTAAGGCTGGCTGCCATCCACGTACTTCTGTAGATCATCAATCAACTTGGCCATGTCTTCTTTGGCTTCGGCCTTGAGTTGTGCGCCATTCAGCGTGGTGCCACCGCCGGGACCGGCGATTGAATTGAATTTTTCACGAGCTTCGCCGATGATCTGTTTGCACACAGCATAGGTGTAGTCACGGATCCAAGGCAGGATGCGATAGTCGGTCAAGAGTTGTATTTCGGGACGCATCTGATCGCACCACAGCAGGATAACTTCGCCTTCGCCCTTGGGATAGTTGATGATGTGCAGCACCTTGGTCACCGGATTGTAGGTGTAGTTGATGAATCCACCAAACATCCTAGCAGCCTGCTCTACATATTGGGTGTAAAAGTCGTAAGTGGCCAAACCGCCCGAATAGTTGAAATTCAGCAGGTATGTGTTCATGATGGCACTGCTGAAAGGATCGAAACTCTGGCTGAAAGGACCTTGGGCAAAGCCAATGGTACGGCGGAAGATCTGACGTACATTGTAGATCTCCTGCGGCAATGTGTAGTGTGTTAGATCGCTCTGCAGGGTGATAAAGTTGTAGGCTTCTTCGTAGGCATTTTGAGCCCGTTGCCTGTAGGTCAATACTGCCTGTTCGTAGGCCACTTCATAGTCCGGGGCGTTGAGTTCTACGTCAACCAAGTTGCCGCCCAAGCGGGTGTTCACATAGTCAAATACTTTGGATTTAAGATTGGTCAGTGTATCACTCATAAGAAAAGCCCTGTGCTGTATTTAGCACAGGGCTGGCTGCTGTGAGTGTTAGTTTACCAAACTTTAAGGATTATGAGATTTTCGTTGAAACGCCCGTTGAGTTTGATTTCGGTGGCCTTGATGTCTTTGAAGTATTTGCGAGCCCCGGGCTTGCCGCCTGCAAACAATGCTTTCAGTTGATCTGCTGGTTTTCGCAGAGTTTTGCTCACACTGAGATTGGCATCAAAACCAATGATGGTGTTGTTTTTCACAGTCATCGACCCCACGTGTGAGTCGGCCACATAGTGCTGTAGTTTGCGCTTGGTGGTATCGTAGGTGTAGAACTCTGTGCAGTCTGCCAGTTTGGTGGCAGGCTCGGAAGTGAGTTTCAACTCTGGGAACGACTGTAGATATTTCAACTTGCGAACGATCTGATCGGGCGTTTGTTTTTTCTTGGCTCTGGGTTTGCGTTCTACCTTTTTGATCTGCACATAGCTGTCGCAATCGGCCACTACCAACTCGCAGAACTTCAGCATCTGTTTCAGTTCGTTTTTGCCCCAGCGGCTGTAGCCTTCAACCAACTGAGCATCCTTGCCTTCCAGGGCTTCTGTGAGTTCCGCCACTTTGCTGGCAAAAGGATCGCGCACTTGACTGATGTGTGTGGGCTGAACATTCATACCGCGTATGATGGTCATGGGCTTGTGGTTGTTCAGGTTCAGTTTTACTTCTGCGCCTGTGCAAAAATCATCGTACAGGGCTTCTAATTCGCCAGCGGCCTCAATGGCTTTGTCACGCAGTCTGTCCTGTATGTTGGGCTTGATCACATCATCTTCTTTGACTTCTTTCTTTACTTGTTCTTTCAATGCCTTGAGTCTGTTGATTTCTGTGCTGACGTGCAGTTGCTCGTGCTCACTGAGTTGTAGGCCCACTGTGGTCATGCGAGCCAGCCAGCCTGTCACGTGCTTGAATTCGTAGTCGCTGACACCCTTGATGCGTTTGGCTTCTGTGCCGCGCCCGTTGCGTTCTAGATAATCCAGCAGGAATTCTTTGCTGTCTTTGCGTTGGAAATTGTAGTTGTACCAATTGATGGCGTGAAGCACAGCAGATGAACGTTTGTCGGCTTCGGGCTGTGTGCGCCAGTCTGGCTCGGATCCCACATTTTTAAGATCACCGTCCCGTGGTTTTAGTAGTTTTATGGCTGTGGATTTTGCTGTGCTGGTTCTGACCATGTATTGCCTCACTTTTTGCTTAATTTAGCCAAGAATATATGCTTTTCTAATTCTAACAGGTTTGTGTTTATTTGGTCAACCAGTTTCTGGTGTTTTGGTAAAACTCTGTGTAGCCTGCGCTGTTCTACTTCGATGTTGCTGAGTTCGGCCACAAGATGATCTATGGCCCTGATGATGCGATGCCCATCTGCACCCTGCTCCAGTCCGCGTAGATACTGGCGTAGCAGGGGTTCTACACTGTTCCAATCTTCTGCTTGCTGGATAACCAACTGTGTCATAGCACCATATTACACTAAAAAGAATATTTGGTCAAATTGTGGGCTACCAAAAAACCGCTAAATACCTATTATGCCCAAACTCAGTCTTTACCGCGAGAATTTCACCAACGACTACAAATGGTTTGACCGCAGGATTTCGGAACAATTCACGGTGGGCTGTGCCACGGTATTGATACACAAGTATGTGGGACCTATCAATCAAGGCACCTCTAACGATGCTACGCAACCTGATTATCTAAATCAAAGCGTGAACAACATCCAAGATCTGCTGTATCTAGAAAACAGAGATCGCAAGTATGATACCACGGTGTATAGACTGCGGATGCATCATACCATGCAGAACATAGACTTTGACCTAACACAGTTTGGCCTATTCCTCAACAACGACACATTGTTCTGCACAGTACACAAAACCGACTGCGTGAATACCCTGGGACGACTGCTGATGTCAGGCGATGTGATCGAAATGCCTTATCTACGTGAGTTCTTTCCGCTAAACTACGACGAAGTACAAACCAGTCTCAAAAGATATTATGTGGTGCAAGACACAGCCAATGCAGCTGAAGGATTCAGTCCCACTTGGTATCCACACCTATGGCGTGTGAAGTGCGAGCCCTTGGTAGACAGCCAAGAGTTTGCTCAGATTCTCAATCAACCCGAAGATCAAACCAACTACTTTGGACCCTGGGGCAACACTATCGCTTACTTCGAAGGCGACCGTGTTACATTTGGCGACAAGAATTACATTGCCAAACAGGATGTGCCTACTGGTGTGGCACCTACCGGCAAAGATGACGATCCATATTGGGGCCTAGATCCCAACCAGACTTTCCGAGATATGATGTCTACTTACCAGAAGAACATAGACATCAACAATGCTATCTTGGCACAGGCCGAAGCAGAAGTTCCGCTGTCAGGCTACGACACTGTACCATTTTATATCGTGCCCACCACCGTGGACGGCGAGCCCTTGGGATCTACCTACACCGCAGATCAGACCTTGGTAAACAGTTCACAAACAGACATACCATCATCTTCTGAAAGTATCACGCCCAGAAACAATGCTTGGACCATGGGTTATCTCACCGGAGACGGACTGCCTCCCAATGGCGCACCTGTAACTCCTGGTGTGGTGTTCCCACGCAATCCCAGAGAAGGCGATTTCTGTTTACGTTTAGATTACATGCCCAATAGACTGTTCCGTTTTGATGGCGCACACTGGGTCAAGTTTGAAGATCGTGTTAGAACCAATATCACACCCAGCAATACCAACGATACCGAGCACTATGGCTTTTATAACAATCCCGGTGATATTCCAACCACGGATCGCGGTGAGATTCCGCGCAAACAATCATTATCTAAAGCACTGCGGCCCAAGGACGATAACTAATAGTCATGGCCAACAATCTCGTACCTTACTTTTACGACGGGCAAATCCGTAGATTCATGCTTCAGATTGCTCGTGCATTCAGCAACTTCCAGTGTGAGTATGGCAAGGATCAAGAAGGCAATCCCATATTGGTCAGGATACCTTGTATGTACGGCAATGCTTCTAGACAGGCTGCTGACATCATAGCCAAGAACACACAAAACAACTTGCCAGCAGCGCCGCAGATTACCTTTTATATCTCTGCTGTGAAGTATGCAAGAGATCGTGTGCAGGATCCCACCTTCACTGGCAAGATCGCTGTGCGCCAACGAACCTACGACGAAGTGACCAATACATATGAACGCACACAAGGCAATGCGTTTATTGTAGAACGCATGATGCCAGTACCCTACGACATCACAGTCAACGTAGACTTCTGGACCAGCAACGAACAACAAAAACAAAGCATCTTTGAACAGATTGGTACCTTGTTCAATCCTGCGATAGAAATACAAAGCACTGACAACTACATTGACTGGACCAGCTTGACTACTTTAGAGCAGACTGATCTACAGTGGAGCAGCCGCACAGTGCCCGTGGGACAAGGCAATCCCATAGACATCATGACCTTTACACTTAAACTGCCGGTATGGATATCACCGCCAGTGAAAGTCACCAAGTATGGTGTGATCCACAAAATCATTACCAACATCTTTGATGAGTCGGGCGATGCCAACAATGCTCTCACAGGCGACGACATCTTGGCTGGCACCCGCGCTGTGATAACTCCCATGGGCTATCAGATCCTGCTGTTGGAAGGCCAGGTACAATGCCTGCGCAGCAATGTGCCGCATCAACCGCCCAACGTTGAACTCAATGATCCCGCAGAAGATCAGACTAGCACACTGCTATGGCACAATGTGGTTGACTTGTATGGCGTACTGCGCAATGGCATCAGTCAGATACGCATACAGAATCATGATCTAGAAACTGAAATAGTGGGCACAGTGGCTTATCATCCGTCAGATGATCGTGTGCTGTTGTTCTCTGCCGACGCAGATACATTGCCTCCCAATACCTTACAGCCTATCTCTGCTGTGATCAATCCGCAACGTTCGGGCCCAGGTTCGGGCCTGCCCTTGGCATCACCGGGACAGCGTTATTTGTTGACTGACAACATAGGCAGTGAGGACAACACTGATCCAGCACCGGCCTGGACTGAAAACGGCGTGGCATTGATTGCCGCTGCCGACGACATCATTGAGTATGATGGTCAGCGTTGGTTTATCTCCTTTGATGCCAGCGAAGTAGAGCCTGGCCAGCAGATAGAGTTTGTGACCAATCTCAAGACCAAAGTGCAGTACAAGTTTGACGTTGATCTGGGCTGGATCAAAAGTTACGAAGGTTTCTATCGCGGCGGCGATTGGAGCATTGTGCTTTGAAATCAGTTGATGCTGTAGGCATCATGTTTTACAGTGCTGCCACACATAGATATCTTTACTTACTGCGCAACGATCCCAAACACCCAGGCTCCTGGGGACTACCCGGTGGTAAGATAGAATCAGGTGAATCCATACTGGCTGCAGTGGAGCGAGAATGTCGGGAAGAACTAGGCATGATTCCTGCGTACCAAAAACTCATTCCCATTGAAAAGTTTACCAGCAACGACAACAACTTCAACTATCATACTTTTTTTTGCGCTGTGGTGGAAGAATTTGTGCCCACGCTAAATCACGAACACATTGGCTATGCCTGGGTGGCCGCAGGTACAGTGCCCAAACCTCTGCATCCAGGTCTGTATGCCACATTCAAGATTGAAGAAATCCGAGATAAACTGGCAGTGATTGAACGCCACTGATTGAAGTTATACTCCGTACCTTGATCTGACTAAGTTGTAATTCTGTTGGATTTCTGTTGAGGTCAACGCACGGTTGTAGATCAAAGCCTGACCTATTCGGCCTTGTAGTGGTTCACTGCCGCCCAGATTAGTAGCACCAACTTGTAACAGACTTGATGTGACATTGATTCCTGTGGCACCAGCTGACGCAATTTCTGTGCCGTTAACCCAGATTTTTCTAGTGGTGCCATCCCATTGGGCCACAGCATTAAACCATTGCGATGTAGGACTAACTGAGCTGGTTGCGGCTAGATCATTGCCATACCAATAGTTTATCAAAATGTTAGTGGTGCTACATCTAAATTGATTGGTTTGATTGCCACCAGTTGAATTACCTACACCAATCATGCCTCCAGACCCAGGCCAAGTTCCAGTGGGCCACTGAACCCATACACTCATGGTATAGGCACTGGATCCAGTAGGAACACCTGTGGTTGAGGCTCGGTTAAAATATCCATTGCTGACCAAAGTAAAGTATCCGCCGCCTGAACTAGTATACGAAATACTGCCCGAGTTCTGCATTGCAACATCGTTGCCTTGCCCACTTAGATCAAACCAAGTGGTGCCTGTGCCCGGATAACTTGTGGTGTTGCTGGCGTCAAGATACAGTTGTAGGCCGTTGTTTACAACACCATCATATACAGTGACACCAACGAGTGTAACGCCTTGTATGATCATGATTGATCCATTAACTGATTTGGACCCAACCGTAACGCACAGTTACAGTATTGCCGCTGGTGTTGTTGATGCCAAAGTCAAATCTATTGGTAGTTGCACTGGGAGCAACACTGCTCCGAATTATGGTGTTTGCAGTGCCCACAAACTGATTGGGTATGCTGGTAAAGTCAATGGGTGTGCCACCACCGCTGTAGACCCAGGCATACTGAGCACCCACAACAGATACGTTGGTGTTGGTCACTGTGGCCGTGGCATTCCAGGTCAAGATACCATTGGGGATATTGCAATCAACCCACATATAATAGGTCTCGTTGGGATTCACAGTGAAACTCTGGGTGCTGTTGCCCACAGGCACAGTCCAACTGCCTTCAAATCTTGTGACCACATCCACCGGTGTGTTGTTGGCATAGTTTACAGAGAATGTGTTGCCGGGTAAAGTGAAGTTACCGGTGTTGTCAAATGTCCAATTGTATGAGCCGGCTACCAAGGTCACATTGGACGATGTGCCTGTGACATTGCCTGTGATTGATATGTTTCCAATTAAGTTTTGTGCAGTAACGTTGCCAGAGAATGTGGCTCCTGACCCGTTGACGTTGCCTGCAATGTTGGCTATGCCGCCAACGTATATGTTGCCAGTAAGTCCAGCGCCACCAGTTACAATCAATGCACCTGTGGTAGTTGAGGTAGCCGCAGTTCCTATTGTAACACCCAATGTTGGTATGTTAGCACCGTTGTTGTTTAATGTGATAGAAGCGGCACCACCTGGACTCAGAAGACGTCCAGTTCCGCCAACTTTGATTTGACCTTGGAAGTCAGTTTGGTTGTTGGCTGACCAACTGATATTGCCACCAGTGAATGCCGAGGATTGTAGCTGACCACCAGTTACGATATTGCCTGTGGCCACAACACGTCCGCCTGTGATCAAGTTGCCACTGGTGATATTGCCTGTAGTGCTTACTGTGTTGCTACCATATGCACCCAAGAATGTTGCCACCTCGGCATTGCCATAACTTGCGGCTATACCAGTGAGTTGACTACCGTTACCTATAAAGTAGTTGCCGGTAACATTGCCCACAGTGGTGATGCCCACATTGGCTATCAAGGTACCCGACGCAGTGATGTTGCCTGTAGCGCCCACGGTAGAGATACTGCTGAAGCCGGACAAGGTGGGTGCCGGGCTGGCTCCTGTAGCGCGGATGCCTCCGGATACCACAAGATAAGCTGCCGATACATTGCCAGTGGTTGTAATGTTACCCGGAGCACTTAAGGTACCATCGTTGTCAAACTGCCAACTGCTGCTATTGGCTCTGATATAAACATTGCTATCGCTGGATGTCAACTCAATGTCATTGACAGCACCTGTGCCATTGGCTGCAGCATTACCAAACGTCAATGCCGAACCAGGTGATGCATTTAAAGCACTGTATGAGAATTTTTTAGTAGCACTGTCTAAAGTCCAGGCATTGGTCTGTGAATCAGTTGACAAATACCATTGACTTGTTGTAGTATCAAACAAGTTCCATTGTAGTGTAATGGTATCGTTGCCTATAGAATTGTCACTGAACTGCCAAGCAAAAGCGTTTAAGTTGCCAACAGTGCTATTGGGAGATTTAAATGTGTTGCCGCTGTAGACATAGTTGTTGGCGAATATTAGATTTCCGGGCGCAGTTAAATTACCAGTGTTGTCAAATGTCCAGGTGTTTATAGCCACACCATTGTTGACTGCTGTGATCTGCACATTGCCACTGCTGAGTGTGTTTCTACCGCCTTGTAGATTGAGATTGCCGGCTTCTGTGACAATGGCACTGTTGCCAGTAATGTTAACAATTTCGTTATTTTGACCAAACACCCACTTGGTTAGGTAGTCAGTGGCACCGCCGTCGTAGTTGACTCGAATGTTGAAATCATTGTCGGCTTCAACATCAACATCGCCGCCCACAGATCGCAAAATCAGTTCTTCGTTGTCCCAGGAAATCACCATGTCATCGCTAACAGGTCCTATCGCACCGTCGCCGCCATCTACTATAATGCTACCACCGTTGGGCAAATTCAAGTTGCCATCATCACCAAACTGCCATTGGTATGCGGTTCCGCTGGTATCTGTGTAGATGTTGACCACAGCGTTTGCTTCAAGATTGATAGATTCTGCTGCCTGTACTTCAAAGTTATCGGAGTTGGTGTCAATCCTAGGTGTGCCCGGGAACGTTAAACGACCATCTGTGCCAAACAGCCAAGTGTTACCGGTGCCGGTGACTAAGGATACATTTCCTGCAGTGATAGATATGTTACTGTATCCTGGAGATACAGCTATACCACCGCTGCTATATGCAGTCCAGGTATTTCCATTCACTGGATTGGTCAGTGCCGCATCATTGTAGAGCACAAAGTTACTGGGATCTATGGATGCGTAATACCATGTACCGTTTGCTTGAGTAGTTCCAACCACACCAGAAATTGTTACTTGTCCAGTTTCAATGGCGCCAAACACACTTCCAGTCAAGGTAACTATCACAGTTGGGCTTCCAGTGTTAATGCCACTGATGTTGGAACTAAATTGGAATCCTGTAGAGATGGTTTGTATGTTGCCTGCAACAGTTAAATTTCCATCTATATCAAAGTTCCAGATCCGTGCTGTGCCGCCCACTGGAGCATTGGCTGTGATGTACAGGCCATTGGTTTCATTGGCCACGATGTTGCCGGCCACTTTCAACGGAACGTTTTGTATCAACACTTCGGTTGGCAACACAACAAGATTGTTGTAGCCCCCAGCTCCGATGTTGACCCCATTGTTACCTATCCGGGCACTGATGTTTTCCACAGTGAAATTTAGACTGTCAAGATTGGTAATGTTTCCTGAGAGTCCAACGAAATAGTTTGCTGTGACATTGCCTGAGGCACTGACATTGCCTGCTGAAATGTTGCCCGAGAATGTAGGCAAGTAGTTGGCCACATTGGCATTGCCATAACTTGAAACAATACCAGTCAACTGACTGCCATTGCCCACGAAGTAGTTGGCCGTGATGTTGCCCGTGGTGCTGATGGGATTGGATCCAAGTGCAGCCAAGTTGGCCACAACGTTGGCATTGCCGTAAGTGGCCGCTAGG